GGTCACATGCTGCGCGGGCACCGTGTACAGAGCAGCGGGTACGCCGAGCGTCTTGTCAGTGACGACATGCAGGTATGCGTTCCCTGTCAGTTCGAGGAACAGGATGCGGCTCACGGCAAGCCCGAAGCCGTCCTCGTACGGGTTCGCCTTGCGGAGCAGTTCGAGCACTGGGTGCGCGTCGGTCACCTCCTCGAAGTCTCCCGCAAGTTGGGCGGACTTCATCGCCGACACGCTCGGCTTGCGCTCGCTGTCGCCGAGCAGGTACGCCTTGCGCTTGCGTGGCACTGGTCGTGTCGACCACATCTTCGAGGACTGCGCGACATCGGTGCGGACATACAGCCGCAGCGGGACAGCAGCGACCGCCTGTGCATTGATCGTTGCAGCCGCGTACACCCACGATCGGTAAGCGTCCACCGACCTCGTCATCGAGAAGGATGGCATCATGCCCATCGACGAGAGCGACACCACGCCCACGCTCGACTGCATGTACTTCTGGTCGTCTGTGACTTGCTTTGTGCGGAAGAGATCGAGGATGCCCATGGTTCAGAAGATCCTCACCTCAAGCGTGTTCGTGCCGACGGTGCCGAGGTGACGCACCGCGAGCGCAAGAGCGCAGACTCCATCGTCGTGCAAGCCAGTCGGAGCAGAGTAGCGCACACCTGTTCGGCTGTACTCGAACTCGAACGCTTGCATCTCGTCCTTGAGCCAGCCGTCTGGGAATCCTATGCCCTTGCTCTGCACCCTCGCGGCGAGACCCTCCATCAGTTGCTGCTTGCTCTGCGCGGTGAACTTGAACGCGGTGACGCACGGCAGACTGCGCTGCAACTCCTCGACGATCGGATCGCCGACACCTGTGGAGTCGATGAGCGCAGGCGTGTCGCCGATGATGACCTTCAGCCTCGACAGCGTCTGTCCCCAGTCGCTGCGCCACCTGTCAATCATGGCGACGCGGCAGTCACGATCGAGACCGACCACGACCGTCCAGTCCTGCGACTTCGCCAAGTCCACGCCCCACACCGCGACAGGGTCGGTCGAGAGCGGCACGATGCAGCCCTCGATCGCCTGCATCCCGAACGGGTTGCCGCCGTCGTCCGCAGGCTCGGCGAGATACAACTCACGGAACACATGCTCGGGCAGATCACGCTTGGCCGCCTCGACCTCGGCGAGCGCGAGCACCTTGCCCTCAACCGCGTCGTATGCGGTGAGTTTGTGGTACGCGACCGTCTCGCCATCGGCACGCTGCGCGAGCGCGTGCACCCAGTTCTTGCGCCCTCGTACATTGCCGATGATCCGCACCGCGCCCTTCGTCGCCGTCAGCGTTGAGCGCACCGCGTGCCAGGATTCCTCGCGCATCCGAGTCGCCTCGTCGAGCACCGCCGCGTACACGTCCTCGCCGTACAGGTTGTCGCTGTTCTCGCCTGACTTGAACGAGATGCGGTTCCCGTTGGCGAGTTCGATCCACTGCTCGGTGTCGTGCGACTTCCAGATCGTCTTCAGCGGGTCCGCCTCACGCATCCACGCCTTCATGCGGTCGAACGCGATCCTCGACTGCTGATACACGGGCGCGACCCACCAGTACGCGTGACCGCCCTTCGGATCGTTCCACGCCTGACCGAGCAGCCAACACATGCACCCGGCGGTCTTGCCGACCTTGGTCGCCGCCTCGATCACGACAATGCGTGCCGGGTCGTGGATCGCGTCGTGCTGCTTGCCGTACAGCGGCGGCAGGCGGAGTGCGGCTGGCATCAGTCGCGCCGCTCGAAGGTGATCGGCTTGAGTTCGATGCGCTCGGTCGCCTGACCGCTGTCGAGCCGCTGCATCGCGTCCTCCTGCTTCATGCTTTCGAGCAGGTGCTTGTCGATGGCGAGCAGGAACTCGCTCGACCGCTGAACATCGCGCATGTCGGCGAGCGGGTCGTTGACGATCTGCATGGCTCGAAACACGGCTGCACGCTTGACATCGGTCGGCACAGCCCAGCCCTCGCGCATCGCTCGCATGATCGTCCGCAAGTCCTCGGCGGGACGGTTGGTTGTCAGGATTCTGTCCTTCAGCGGCTCGATGTCTGACATGCCATGATCCTACGCTTGGCGATCTCGATGTACTCCGCCTCGCGCTCGATGCCGATGAAGCGGAAGCCTTCGAGCGCGCACGCCTTGCCCGTGCTTCCGCTGCCCATGAACGGGTCAAGCACGATGCCGCCGGGCGGCGTGACGAGTCGCACGAGGTAGCGCATCAGGTCGGTGGGCTTGACTGTGGGGTGTCGGTTGCCTTCGTCCCTGTCGCGCTTGCTCGCCTTCGCGCAGTAGAAGAAGCGAGCAGCGGAGCCAGAGTCGCCGCTATTCATGCCGCTTCCAGAATGCTGTCCGAAAACTGCGCCATCCTTACTTTTCCCGTCACCCTTGCGCGGCGCGTTGAACCAGCGTGTGCTTTCTGGAAACAGCCCCACCACCTCGTCGCTGCCGTCGTGGATGATGTTCGCGGGGAAGCGACCTTGAGAGTGCGCCTGCTGTTCAAACTTTGGACGCGCCCCCTTGCTCCATATCCCGCTATTCACTTTCCCATCCGCTCCCGCCGCGCTTCGCCCATAATCATCATCATCCTCCGTCCCCACCCTGCACCCGTCCACATTGATCGCACCCGTGCCGTGCCGCAGCACATTCTCCGCGACCGTGCCGATCAGCGGCTTCCGCGCCACGGTGATCGGCTCCATCGCAGGCTTCAGCGCAGTACCCCATCCCGCCCACTGCTTCGCTGCGTCGGTCGCGGGTGCGGTGATGTTGAACTCTGCGCCGAAGCCGTAAGCATCACTCTCGCCCGCGTGCTTTCCGCTGCCGCCTGCGATGCCGTTCGTGCTTTGCCCCACCACCTCGCGCTCGGCTTCCTCAATGAGATCCGCATATCGTCGCATCTCTGTCCAGTCGTTTGCTATTTTGCGCATTACTTTTCCCGTTGGCATCTGCTGCCCGGCAGGGCGGCCTTCATACCAAGACCACAGTGTTACGCCGCCGCAATAGGTGCGGTCTGCTTCGGTAACACTGACCCCGCGAGACTTACGGGCAGATTTTAGTGCCGCTCCAATCTCAGCGGTTAGGTGTGCGTTGCCGCCTCGCTTGTCGATCGCCTTGCTCACATCAAGCGACTTCGGAAAGCCGCTGCCGTACACCCACGCGATCATGTCGCGGATGTCGAAGCCTGCGTCCTCGATGTTGCACGCCATGCGGTGCTGCGTGCGCGTACCCGCGAAGGCGAGCAGATGACCGCCGGGCTTCAGGACGCGCAGGCACTCGCGCCAGACCTCGACGCTCGGCACCTCGTAGTCCCACCGCTTGCCCATGAACGACAGACCGTACGGAGGATCGGTGACCACCGCGTCCACGCTCGCGTCCTGCAACTCGCCCATCATCGCAAGGCAGTCGCCGTGCAGCAGCGTCACCGCTTGCCCCATCCTCGACGCGCCTGCTGTACCCGAGCGCGTAATCCCGCAGCGCGAGTCCGTTCGCGCTGCGAGAGCCGTGCGTTCGATTCGATCTCCGACAGCATCTGCACCAGTGTCTGGTACTCCGCCTGCGTCAGCGCGAGCACGCGGTCGATCTGCTGCTCGATGATCGCCATGTGGCTCTCACTCTTTGACGAAGGACGGCGGGACGACATACCAGCCCTCGGGGATTGCGACCTCGTTGTCTCCGAGCAGCCACTTGCCCTCGGTGTCGAGCGTGTACACCCTAGCCCTGACCGCCGGGCCCGTCCTGATCGGAGAGTCCTCGGTCACGAGCACGGTCCGAGTGCAGCCCACCGAACCGCTCGCCAGTAGCAGTGCGACGCTCGCGCAGGTGAGCCTCGATCCGCTTGCCGATCTTCGTCTGCAGTTCTCTGTCTTCTTTCGCATCGGTCGCTTGTCCTCGGTTGCGTGCTTCGCCCGTCAGCCATCCGAGCAGGCTGTCGAGCACCGCCCTGAAGAGAGCGTACATCAGAGTCCAGACTTGTCGCTGTCTTTGGCGAAGATCAGACCGACACCCGCGATCACCGCCGCGATCAGCGCACCCCAGTCAGGCACGGTCGCATCGTTGCCGTCGGTGAGCGCAGTGAGTGCCGCGCCT